CGTTCTCTCCGCTCGTGAACGTCTGCTGCTGACTCTGAAGTTCGCGCTGCTGCGCGCGATCCAGCTCACCCTGCGCGGCCTGGAAGGTCTGCCTTGCCGTCTCCAGCGCCTTGTTTGCCTCAATGCTCTTGTCAGTGAGGGTGAGCTGCTGAGCACGGTCGAGCTCGTTCTGAGCTGTTTGAAACGCTTGCTGCGCAGTTGCCAGCTCCTTCTGAGCAGCGATCTGCAGGGTATTCTGGCCGGCGGTGAACTTCTGCGAGCTTTCCTGCAGCGTCACCTGCTGAGCCCGGTCCAGGGCTGACTGGGCCGCAGTGAAGTTGCGCGTCGCCTCGGCCTGCGCAGCCTGGGCCGCGATGCTCTTGTCTGCCAGCGCCACCTGAGTGGCACGGTCGAGCTCGCCCTGCGCAGCCTGGAACTGCTGCTGAGCGGTCTGCAGCAGCTTCTGCTGCTCGCGGTCAAGGGTGGCCTGTGCCGCCTGGAACTGCTGCTGCGCGTCCTGCAGATTCTTCTGCGCCTGGATTGACTTGTCGGCCAGAACAATCTGCTGAGCACGGTCGAGGTTGGACTGTGCCGACTGGAACATCTGCTGGGCAGCCAGGATTTTCTCCTGCTGCGCACGCTCGAGAGACGACTGCTCGGCAGTGAACCGCTGCTGGCTTTCCTGCAGGGTCTTCTGGTTGACCCGGTCCAGCTCGTTCTGAGCGCTTTGGAAGTTCTGCTGCGCCGTCTGCAGCGCCTGCTGGGCCTCGATGGACTTGTCGGCCATCGCCGTCTGTTGAGCCCGGTCAAGCGCAGCCTGTGCAGCCTGGAAGTTCTGCGTCGCCACGTTCTGCTCGGACGTGAAGACCTGCGTACCGATCCGCTCGCCGGTCTGGAACTGCCTGGCCCTCTCTGCCTCAGTCTGCTCGCCAAGCTGCAGGCCGAACTTGTTTTGCTCGCCGGCATTGAACATGCCGCCCTCGTTGACGAACTTCTGGTTCGCCATGGCCTGGTTGCTGTAGGTCTGCGCGTCCTGCTGAGCCAGCGGCGTGATGCGGTCGATCATCGCCGCGACGCCGGCGCCCTGCGCCATGGAGCTGTTGACCAGCCCGCGCTGGTTCATGTTCTGCAGCGCCAGCGTGCGGGCCCGCTGCATCAGCGGATTGTCCTTGGCCAGCAGCGACTCCACCTGCCCGGCCGCGGTCTCTGTCTGGCGGTCGACCTGGCGCTGCTGCACCTGGAACTGGGCGGCCTGCGTCATGGGGGCGGCGACCGCGGCAGCAGGCGTCGTCGCGGCGGACTGCCCGGCGCTAGAGTTGGCCATAGCCCCTCCGACAATGCCTGACCCGCCAGACGACTGCTGAGTGTCAAACGGGTTGTTCGGTACGGTCGTTGCCATGAGAAGCCCTCAAACGAAAATGGCCCGCCAAGGCGAGCCAGTGCGATCACTGCAGACGCAGTGACCCGCGGGAGATTGTATGGGGAAAGACAGCATTGTGATACCCCCCCCGTGCTACATCAGGGCAGCCTCGGCCTGACGGCGCCGGACCAACCCAGGAAGAACCTTGCCACCGCCCCTTGTCCAGAGCATGAGCTGCTCCTTGGCATCTTCCCAGTCGCCAGCATCCACCCGCTTGCGCAGCGTGCTGGCCCGGTATCTGGCCACGCCGAGGTTGTAGGCGAAGTCCGTCAGAGCGCCAAGGGCCCGCGGACGCACCAGGAGGGCCGGAGAGGCCTTCAAAACACCAGCCAGGTAGTTGTGCCTCAACTCATGCATCAGCCACGCCTCAGCGGTCTCCTTGCTGATCGGCGGGTGCTCCATCGTCACCTTGCTGCCGTCAGGCTTCCAGACTGTCCCGTAGCCGATGGTGGGGTAGCCGGCCGGGCAGATGTAGGGCTGAAGCCTCAGCCCCTCGAACGGCCGGCACAGGGCGGCAGCCACCTCGACGGCCTCATCGACTGCGCTCGTAGACACGGCCGACGAACCAGAAGCTGATGATCATGTTGAAGACGGCCAGGTCGTCGCTGCCCCACATCGAGGTCAGCACGTCCTTCCAGTTGCCGCCCTGCTCAATAGCGATGAGGTAGGCCGCCACCTTCACGGCAGCGTACAGCGCCAGGAACAGATAGGTCACGGTGGGCCGCACTAGCGCCGAGATGGCGGAGACAAACCAGCCGGCATTCTTGGCCGTCGCAGACTGCTCCTTGAACGCCTGCGTCATGGCGTCTAGCTCAGCGGTCTGGAGCTGAACATCGGCCTGGCGCATGGCGATCTCGCCGCGCACCTTGGCGAACTCCATCTCCGCCTCGACCATGCGCAGCTCGTGCGCGCGTTCGTTCTTCTTGTCGAAGAGCTTGAACAGCTCGGGCGCCAGGCGGAGCACGCCGCCGAACACGCCGCCAAGTAGGGATTCGATCATTTGATCCACCTCGATCCAAACTGCACCAGCGTGAACAGCACCGCCGCCGCAGCCCACACCCCGATGCCACGGTTGACCCACTGATCTACCTTGCGGTCGGTCTTGTGGATCGCCTGGTCATGCACCGCGATGTTGGCCTCGCACTTGCCAATGCGCTCGCCCTGCGAGGACTGGCGCTCTTCGATCAGGATCAGCCTCTGCACTGCATCGGTGAGCTTGTCCACTTTCGACTCCAGTCGGCGAAGGTCCTCGCTGTACGAATCGGCACCCATGTTCAGGCTTCCTTTACATCAATGTGATACTCAAGGCGCAGCGTCAAGCCACAACCCAGGACTGCTGTTCCTCACTCCATGAGTATCGCTTGGGAGCCTCGGACGTCCCAACATCAGTCGGGTACGGCACAGGCGCATCCCAGCGACAAGTGGCCTCGTCGAGCACCCACGACGGGTACGGCTTTGGCGGGATGAAGGCGTCACGCTGGGCATCGTAGGTAAAGCCCACGCCCGCGTAGTTCTTGCGCATGTTGCCGTTGTAGCTGGTCTGCAGCCAAGTGCCGCCGAACAGGGTGCGACAGAACTCCGCACCCTTGGCTTCCTGCTCGATGCCGCTCTCATCGAGCAGTTCGTTGTTGTGAACCACGATCACGCGGATCACCGTGTTGTTCAGTCCGATCTCTGCGAAGTGAGCCATGTGTTACCTCAGAAAGTTATCGTGCCAGAGGCGTTGAACTGGTAAATGGTGAACGAACCGTCTGTAGTTACCGTGGGAGAGCCAGTGGTTGATGCTGCCGTGCGTGGTGCACGAATGATGACTACGCCGGAGCCACCTGCTCCTCCATCACCATTACCGCTACCTGTCCCACCGCCACCACCGCCACCGCCAGTATTGGCTGTACCTGCGGTTCCACTTGAGCTATTACCGCCCGCTCCTCCACCACCTGAACCACCGGAACCGCCTGCTGCTGCGTATCCGCCGCCTCCTCCACCGCCAGCGCGTGTTACAGAAGTGCCTGTAATCGAAGAAGCCGTACCTGCGCCCCCGGCTGAACCCGCGCCGCCACCAACATTGCTGCCCGCAGCAGAAGCACCGCCACCGCCAGCGCCGCCGTCAAGACCTGTGTTTGAGTTGCCACCATTGCTTCCTTGCCCAGAAGTGCCAGTGCCGCCAACACCATCAAAATAACCACCACCGCCACCTGAACCGCCAGTTTTACCTGCGCGTAATGCGGTTGAATTACCCCCGGAACCGCCGCCTCCGCCTCCGGTAGATGTTGATATTGCGCCAAAACTAGAATCAGAACCGTTATTACCTTGTGTGTTTACGGTTGTCTGTGTTGCACCGCCAGCACCCACCGTAATGGTGTAGCTTGTTCCTACAACAAGTGCTTGGTTAGTGTCTGTCCTATATCCGCCTGCGCCACCACCACCAGAACCACCATAAGTAGAGTCAATTGCACGCCCCCCCGAAGCACCACCCGCAATAACTAGGTAGTCAACCCAAACTGGCGCAAGAGGCCAATTCGCACCCTGCTGACCGCGCTTTTGCTTCTTCAGCGTCCAGATGCCCGAAGCAGATGTGGTTGATGGGAACTGAGCCATGATTAGAATGTAATGCTGCCGCTGGCAGTGAATGTGTAAATGGTGCGGCCAGCGTTTGTGGTTACTGTGGGGGAGCCGGTGGTGGATGCTGCTGCACGCGGTGCTGAAATGATGACTACACCGGAGCCGCCTGCACCGCCATTAAAGTTTGTGCCACCTGTTCCGGCGCCGCCACCGCCACCACCAGTGTTCGCCGTGCCTGCGGTGCCATTGAAGCCGTTCGCGCCACCCGCGCCGCCGCCACCCGCGCCACCAGTTCCGGGACTGTTGCCGTAAACACCGCCACCGCCACCACCGGCACGAGTTACCGATGATCCGGTGATTGATGACGCAGTTCCACTGCCCCCGTTGCCGCCGTTCGTTCCAGAGTTTCCTCCTATTGCACCTGCGCCACCGCCGCCACCACCGCCGTAAGCCCCACTGTATGCGCCTGCGCCGCCGTTGTTGCCTTGTCCAGATGTGCCGGAGCCGCCTGCGGCGTTAGACGAACCTCCACCACCACCGGAGCCCCCGCTGCCGCCAGGGTTGCTGCCATTACCACCACGACCGCCCCCTGTAGACGTAATCCCGTTAAAGGCCGAATCTGATCCTGCGACGCCGTTGTTTTGCCCGACGCCTCCGGCGCCACCGCCGCCGACAGTAACCGTGTAGGAGGCACCCGGCGCCACCGCCATGTTTGTGGAAGTGCGGTAGCCGCCTGCGCCTCCCCCGCCGCCGCCGTTATCTACGCTTTGATTGCCAGCGCCTGCCCCGCCACCTCCACCTGCAATAACAAGGTAGTCAACCAGCACGGATAAAGCCGGCCAGTTATCCCCAGCCTCAGCCCGATAGTTGTCCATCAGACTCCAGACGTCTGATGCTGATGTGGTGCTTGGGAATTGAGGCATGGTCAGAACGTGATGGAGCCGCTGGCGGTGAACGCGTAGATCGTGCGGCCTGCGTTGGTGGTTACTGTGGGAGATCCAGTGGTTGACGCTGCAGGGCGGGTCGCAGAGATGATGACTACGCCAGAGCCGCCTGCGCCAGCGTTGAAATTGCCTGTTCCGCCACCCCCACCGCCCGTGTTGGCCGTTCCCGTAACACCAGTACCACCTACAGACCCCGCGCCACCACCGCCTGCGCCACCTGAACCCGCGGTAACAACGCCCGCAGCTCCGCCCCCGCCTGCGCGAGTTACGGACGAACCAGTAATAGAAGATGCTGAGCCCGCACCACCATTGCCGCCTACAGAGCCAACTCCATCTGCACCGATGGCCCCTGCGCCACCACCACCGCCCCCTCCACTGGTTACGCCAGTACCCCCGGCATATCCAGAACCGTTACCCGCTCCGCCAGCAGCGGCGGGGGCTTGATAGCCGCCACCACCCCCGTTGCCGTTTGTTGCTCTGCCCGTACCAGTAGCGACATCCCGAACAGCTCCGCCCCCGCCACCACCGGCGGTGTTACTAAAGGCACTGGAATCTGAACCCGATCCACCAACACTAGAGCCACTGTTTTGACCAGCAGTGCCTCCACCGCCAACGGTAATGGTGTATGTAGTGCCAGTTACCGCGCTGAACCCAGACCCAGAAATAACACCACCCGCGCCGCCGCCGCCATAGGCACCACCAGCGCCACCCGCAATAACAAGGTAATCAACGAGAGCCGGCAGGGATGGCCAATTCGCGCCCATGACGGCATCGCGCTGGTCCATCAAGTTCCAGCGCCCGTAGGCACTTGTCGGTGACGGAAAGTCAGGCATGGCTTAGGCAATGATCTCGTAGGAGCACACGGCTTCAAGGTCCAAGGTGACGTTGGCCGTGAGTCGCAGCGAGTCGCCCTCTTCCAGATAGATCGGCTTGCTGATCACGTCGAGCACTGCGTCAGCCGGCACGACAACGGTGTTGGCGATGCGGTAGGCCACGCTGGAGCGGAACAGATCCACCGTGATCTCGGCGTTGTTGGTGCCGTCCACGTTGGCCACATACAAGGCGTTGACCTTGACCACGGTGTTGCTGCCAGCGCCGTTGCTGACGATGGCCGTGGCCGAGGTGCCGACAGCCTGGACCGCAGTCTTGCCGGTGATGGTGGTGACGTTGACGATGTTGGGGGCGGCCATGGTGTTTGCCTTTCAGGATTACGAACCAAAGACGATCGCCATGGCGATTGCTTTGCCGGTGGATGCTCCGCCTAGAGCGTTCAAAGCAGCCGATGCAGTAGTTTGACCAGTACCGCCATTGGCGATGGGTAATGTTCCGGTCACGCCGGCCGTCAGACTGACGTTGGTGATAGTGTTGCTGCTGCCGTTGATGGTCTTGTTCGTCAGTGTCTGCGTGCCGTTGAGCGTCACATCTCCAGTACCAGGGAAAGTCTGCCCACCCGCGAAGGTGATGGCACCCGTCATCGTGCCGCCAGACAGCGCCAGGTAGCCCGCGGCAGGCAAGTAGGTGGTGATCCACGCGGACCCACTCCAGACGCGCATCTCGCCGGCCGTGCTGTTCCAGTACAGCGCACCCGTCAGCAGCGCGTTGCCGTCGTTATCCAGCGTCGGATTGGAGGTCTTGCTGCCCAGGTAGCGGTCGTCAAAGGCGTCGTAAGTGGCCGCCGCATCACTGGCGCTGGTGGCCGCAGCAGACGCAGAGCCAGACGCAGCAGTCGCGGAGTTGGATGCGTTGGTCGCGCTGGTCGCTGCGGCAGACGCAGAGGCCGCAGCGCTGGTCGTGCTGCCGAAGATCGAGTCGATCTCGGTCTTGGTGTAGGCATCGGTGATGCCGTAGCCGGACAGGGTCGTCGGATTCGTGCCCGCGGTCGCGCGCCCGTACAGGTCGATCGTCACGGACTTGTAGGTGCCAGGCGTGACGCCGGTGGCCGCCAGGTCAATCTCGTCGGCGCCCACCACGATGCGCAAGGCCGACGCGGTGTTGACGTTCAGGGTGTTGCCCGTCTTCGTCATGCCGGTGCCGGCCGTCACCTGGCCAGCGCCAGAGAACTGCACCCAGGTCACCGACGTCGAGCCCAGCGTGCCACCCGCGGCCACCGTGCAGACGTAGCCGTTGTCGGCGTTGGCCGTGCCGTCCTCGACGAACACAAAGGCCGACACCAGCTCGGCCCAGGTGTCGGCATCAGCCGCCCTGCTCCACCCGCCCGCGGCCGCGACGTAGATGCCGTTCTCCGAGGCCGTGGACTGGTCCTTGACCAGCACCCGGTCGCCAGCGACCACAGACACGCCGTCGATCGTCTGTGCGCCCGACAGCGTGATGTTGGCCGTCGTGCCAGCCCGGCAGCTTGCCTTCGCGTCCAGACCCTGCGCCACCGTGTCGACGTAGGCCTTGTTGGCCGCGTCGCTGTCCAGCGTCGGCGTGGCCAGGCCAGTGATCGTGCCCATCGATCCGGCATTCATGTCCAGCGTGCCGTTGATGGTCACGTTGTTGAACGTCGAGGTGCCGGAGCCTGCGGTCACGTTGCCGGTCACATTGCCGGCCAAGTCGCCTGTGACGTTGCCGGTGACGTTGCCCGTCACGTTGCCGGTCAGCGTGCCGGTGATGCCACCCGACGCAGACAGGGTCGTGAAGGCGCCAGATGAGGGCGTGGTGGCCCCAATCGTCGTGGCATTGATCACCCCACCACCGATGGTCACAGACGAGCCCAGAGAGGCCGCGCCGGTCGCGCTGAGGGTGGTGAAGTTGCCGGCGGCCCGGGTGGTCGCGCCGATCGGCGTGCTGTCGATCGTGGAGCTGGTGATAGCCAGAGACTGCAGAGCCGAGCTGGCGATCAGCGCCGTACCCGTGCTGTTGACCATGGCCACCTTGTAGCCGTTGCCAGACAGAGTCGGCATCAGGTCGAAGCCGTCGGTGATGGCCTCCAGCTCCGCACGCAGCGCAGCCGACGATCCGGGCGAGTTCGGGGTCGGATAGGTCCCGTGGTTGTAAAAGCTGTTCGGCATGGTCAGCGAAGTCCTCGGCGCATTGTGTAGTGAACGATGATGGTGTTCACCGTGAACGGCTCAAAAAGGTCCGAAGCACAGGAGACGCGGATGGCGATGTTCTCGGCTGTCCCGCTGACCTCGATCTCCGACGGTGTGACATCCGAACCATCCCAGACAAAGTTGTCCCAGATCATCGAGTCCCAGTAGCTTGACCTCAGGTCGGTCTCGTAGGTGGCGTCCAGCGGCTGCGGGATCTCCGACCTGCGGTAGCCAAGGTCGTAGCCGAACTGGATCTCGGCGTAGTAGTTCCCAGCCAGCTCCACGCTCGCACGGCGGAAGCGCTTGAGAATCCGCGGCGACTTCATGGAGTCATAGACCAGGTTCACGCTGGCCGCGATGGGGTCGCCGTCGAAGCTCGTGCCCCTGTCGAGCTGATAGACAAAGCCGTTGTCTGATCCGAAGAACGAGATGGCGTTTCCGCTGGCGTCCTCACCCTCATCGCAGCAGAGCACAGGATCCAAAAACTCCACAGGCATGGACCCCAGCAGCTTGCCGTTGACCATCGTCATGTAGATGCCGGTGCCGTCAGAGAAGAACACTCGGTATTGGCCTTTGACTCGGCTCAGGGAACTGGCAGAGGCCAAGTTGATGCGCTGCTCGAGGAACGGCCGCAGGTTCATCGTAAGCGACGCGGGCAGGAAGTTGCCGAAGTTCAGCGTCGTGCCCAGGCTGATGACGCCTCGGTCGTCCAGGACGTAGGCCTGGTCCATGTTCTGCGCGGTATAGGGCACCGCGCCGGTGCCCGTGTTGAACGTCGACAGAGCGAAGTTCGCCTCGCTCGTGCCATACAGCACCGACGTGTCGCGCCTGGTGTAGACGCCCAGCGCGCCGCTGGACTGGTCGCCCGGCAGGACGATGAGGTTGGTGATCAGCGCGTTCATGGCGATCTCTCCAGCGCCCAGCACCGGGTCCCATTGGTACGGGAGCCCCAGGCTGGAGAACTGCAGCGAGGCGCCGAAGGCGAGGAACAAGTGCTGCTTGTGGACAGCCACATGAGCGGGCTTGTCGTTGGGCATCGTCGTGGCGATCGGCACAAACGTGGTGCCGTCGAACTCGAACGAACGGTTGACGCCGTCGCAGCCGTACAGTCGGTAGTTGGTGTCATTACCACCGAAGTTGCCGACCACAGTCTCATAGCGGCCGTTCGGCGCCAGTGTGACCGCTGTAGCCGCCCCGCCCGCGTGCGCGCGAGTGGTTCCTGCAACTCGAAGATGCTCCGGCGCGGCAAACGTCCCTGAGGTGCTGGAAAGAATCAACCTGCCAGTTGCGCCCGACCACGATGTGCCGTTTTCAACGACAACGCGGGCTACGACACCCGTGGCCCCGCTTGTTTGCCCAGTGACCGTGTCTCCTTCGGCGATAGCTGTGCCTGTTCCACTATTGAACGCAAGCTCAAAGCCCAATGCAACTGCCGCCCACCCGCCACTTGTGGCCTTGAACATCGCCGCGCTGGCGCCGCCCACCGCGTTGCGCCAGGCGTAGACGTCACCCTTGTAAATGGCCACGCCCAAGACATTGCCAGCGCCCGGCACAGCCTGAATGCTAGTGCGGTACTCGTCGGCCGCAAGGTTGCGGTACTGAGCATCGGTCAGGCCGTCAGCACTCACCCCCTGCAGCTCAGTGATCGTGCCCACCTGCACGGCAGACACCGACACGCCCTCTTGCGCAACAAAGGTCCCCGTCTGGCGGGTGACGACGACCGCGCCTCCGCTGACTGCGAGCACCTTGCCGGTGGCCGCGGACGTCATGCCGACGATCGTGTTGCCCACCGACACCGAGCCGGTCAGGTTGCAGTTCAGGATGTTGTAGAGGGCGGCCGACGGTTTGGCGCGGCCGTCAAAACGCTCGTAGCCGGCGATGCGGGTGTAGCCGCCGCTGACGTTGCACTCGAAGTTGGCGGCCTTGCGCGCGAAGCCTGGCGGCAGGGTCAGCGTCGGCGTGACCTGGTCCAGGCCCCCTGCGAGGCGGATCAGGTCGTACTGAACGCGAGGGAGTTGAGCCTGAGCCATGGTGAAGACTTAGGCCAGGGGGTTCCCCAGGTACAGCTCAGGGAGCTGCTCCCGCTCGAGCTGATTGCGCAGCCTCGAGAACTGCGTAGTGCCGCGCTGCAGCACCTCAGGCGCGGCCTCGTACAGACCGTAGTACTCCATGGCCTTGTAGACGATCGCCAGGTGCAGGTGAGCCGGAAGGGCCGGCGTGTCGGTGTTCGCAGTCATGGACACCGGCAGGATCTGGTACTCGCCGCTGATCTGGTAGATGTCATCAGGTATCTGGCCCAGCATGACCTTCTTGTCGTTGGGCATGATCGCGAAGACCACCGGCCGGCCGTTGACCTGCACGTTGAAGCGGTAGGTGTTGCGGAAGACCTGGTACTCCCACTCCACCAGCCACTGCTCGTCCTGCACCCCAATGCTCTTCTTCTGGCAACGGAAGGTGTCCTTCCACCAGTACCGAAGGTCGGTCATCGGGTTGCCCGTAACCGTGTTGGTCACGCTGTTCGGATCGTAGTTGCCAGTGCTGGCTACGGTCTCGAAGGTGAACGGCTCGCGCATCCAGTTCCAGTTGTCGTGCATGCCCTGGATCTCGACCCAAGCGTCGTTGGTCCAGTTCACCAGCTTGGCGTACATGCCAGTCTGGCCGGTGACCGACGCCGGGCCGCCACCAGTCACGCCGCACTCGACGGCCAGACGTTGCGCGAGCTGCAGGTAGTTCATCTATCAGACCGGCTGCGACAAAATCTTCTTGAGCCAAGGCACGCCCATCCGAGGGTTCGGGTCGTGCATGACCTGGAAGGGGTAAGTCAAAGACAGCACGTTCTCCTCTTGGAAGCCCATGCTGCCGTCTGGCGCAACGATCTTGCGCTGGCGCACACGCGACTGCTTGGCATTGGCCAGCACAGCAATGTGATACCTGCGCAGCTTGGCGGTATCGCCTCGGACCACCATGCGGTAGTCGCCGTTGACGTTGACCTCGACGAAGCTGGGCTCGTTCTCGTTGCCCGGCTCGTTGAAGTGAACCTCGAGCTCGTCGCGCATGAACGACTCTTCGTCGATCTGGTCGGTGCGGATGACACGATCGGTGTCGATCTCGACCCCGCCTGGCGATGAAGCCTCGGCCGCGGGCGTGACCCGGTTGACGATGTCCACGTCCTCGGACGCGACTGATCGATTGCGCTCGTAGCTGTTGACGGTGCGACTGGTCATGGTGAAGTCTCCTGGTGTTCAAGGGTGGGGGCCACCCGAAGGTGACCCCCTGCCGACTTAGGCAGTCAGCGGGTTGGCCGGCACGGTGGCCAGGTTGTAGAACGTGTCCGTCACGTTGGCGGCACCCAGATCGGTTGAGCCAGGAGTGAACGTCACGCCAGCCGTCAGCGCGATGCGCAGAGCGGCGACCGGGCACACGCCGATGGGCGCGTCGGGGAACATCAGCGCCACGCGGCCAGCAGCCAGCTCGGCAGAGTCCACGATCTGGCCCGGCACGATCGACACAGCGCCGCTCGTGTCCAGGCAGATCAGGTACAGCCGGGTGGAGCCGTTGACGCCACCCGTGAAGCCGCCGTTGACGTTCTGGATACCGCCGGCAGCCGCCTGGTAAACCGACGGGCCGCTGTAGCTGATCGCGATGTTGTCAGTGATCGCCTTGCTGTAGAAGCGACCGTCGATCACATAGGTGACCGCAGCAGCGTTCTGGATCGTGTTGGCGTTGGTGCCTTCGGCCCACGCGCCGCTCGACAGGCCGGCGGTAAAGCCGGAAGAGAGGGAGAGATTGTCAGACATGGTGAAGTTCCTTTCAGTCGGTGACGAACGTGGCCACGGTGGCCGCGTAGTTCGTGTCGGTGACGCCGCCGTCGGCGTCCAGCTTAGCCGCTACGGCCTGCAGGGCGTCGACCACGGCCGCCAGCAGGATCGCCAGTTCTTGACGATCGCCGGGGCCAGCGAGGGCGTTGACACGTTGCTTTACAGATTCAATGGGCATCTTCTTCCTTTCAAGCAGAGAAGGTTGCGTGTTTTCTGATATTGGCTTGAGCCGGTATCACCTGAAGGTTGTTCTCCACATGCAGCCCACACACGTTCTTGCCGCGTAGAGGGATGATGTGGTCGACATGCCACTTGCCGCCCAACATGCTCTCCCGTACTTTGGCAATGTGATATGCCTCGGCAATGAAGAACTTGTTGGCCCAGGAGGGGGTGGCGCGCTTCACATAGCTCTTGCGAGCTGCGGTCTGCGCGTTCACTTTGTCCGCCTGTTCCTTGCGACGCTTGGCCGCACGGATACGTTGACCTTCCGCGTCGTACCCGGGGTGCTCGGCCTTCCACGCACGCTGTAAAGCGCGGTGTCGTTCCTTGTTCCTCTGGTAGTAGTCACGCGCATAGGCCTTGTGGCACTCCTTGCAGAGACACTGCAAACCGTCTTTGTGATTGCGGTTCTTTGAGAACACATCGAAAGACAAAGTCTGTCTGCAGGCACTGCAAGTCTTCATGGTCACACCGTCAAATCAGATCACAGTGCAGAGCAAGCCGCTTCACACCTGACCATCCAATTTTCGTTCAGCCGCACCGCGTTCTTGTAGAAGTTGGCGCCGACGTAACCGAACTGGCCCATCGGGTTGGCGTGCGTGATCTGCTTTGCAGGCAAGTAGATCGGCTGGATCGCGCCCATGCCCTTCAGAGCGACCTGGCCCCAGGCTTCCTGAGCCACCACCATGATGGGGTAGACGTCAGCCGTGGTGCCGGAGGTGCCACCGTTGGACAGGAAGGTGCCCGCAGTGATCGTGCCGCCGCCAGCCAGGAACGGCTTGAAGTACGGCGAGGTGATGATGCGGAAGCGCTCGACCGTGCCAACCTCACGCTCATGGACCGGCTTCTGCTGACCGTAACGAGCCACCGGCACGAAGTTGGTCAGGTTACGGAAGTCGGCTTCCATGTCGGTGTGGATAAACACCAGGTAGCCAGGCTCGACGGCGGTCGTGCCGAAGTTGACCGAAGAGGCCAGCTTCTCGGTCACGAGCTGAGCGTGCGCAGCCTCGAGCTGACGGGCAGCCTGACGCAGCTTGTTCAGCGTGATGCCGGTGTTCACCGACGTGCGGGCCGAGCCGTTGGCGTACACGACGTTCGTGCCACCGCGGACCACACCGTAGGAGATCAGCTCCTCGATGCTGGCCATGTGCTCGCCCACCAGCTTGACCATGTCGCCGGGGATGTCATCCTCGTACATGGACTCAGCCTTGGAGCTGAGCTTCATCAGCACGCCGTACTGCTGCACGGTCACCTGCACGTCCTGGTAGGCGATGGTGCGAGCACCAGGGGTCACGCCTTCTTGCAGCAGGTAGTTGCTGGCGGTGATGCTCGGAGCACCATTGGAGCCGGCGTCGATCGGCAGGGCGCGACGGAACACGACCGTGTCGGTCTTGTTCTGAGGGATCTGCTTTTGCGAGCCGAAGGTGCTCAGCACTTTGATGGGCATGGCGTGCTTGAGCATCTCGCGCTCCGCCATGATGAGGTTCCGGGAAGGAACAAGGGAATAGGTCTGCATGATGGGTTACCTTTTCTGTCGATCAAGTTCATCCAGGTAGCGCCAGTACTCCTCGGGCGTCATGTCCTCCACGGCCTTCTGGCGCACGTTGGCACCAGACCGCCCCGAAGGGATCGCCGCAGCAGAGTTCAGGCGCTGCGTTCTTTGGTTCGAGGCTGAGCTCGTTGCGTCGGTGTGCAGGTCCAGCAGGCGCACAGCGTCTTGCGGGCTTTCGCTCGCCGCAAGCATCTGAACTTCCCGCGGCTGACGCTGCAGCCAACCCATGAACTCAGTCGTCCGTACTCGGTCTTGCCAACCAGGATGTCGAACCTCGACTGCCATCTCTGATCGCAGGCGGGAGATCTCTTGCGGGGTCACCCCCGCTTGAACTGGTTGCTGTTGCTGCGCCAGGCGCTGCTCCAGCGAACTCAGCCGCTCGTTCAGAGCGGACTCCATCGCCTCCGCGAACTCAGGGTAGTCCGACTTCAGCCTGGCCATCGCCTCGGGGTTGCGCTGCGCATCGCGAATTTCCGTCGCGGTGGGCGCGTCGCCTCCCTTTGAGGAGACCTGCTGTGCCGTCTGAAGCTGCTGCTTCAGTTGACTACCGAGTCCACCGATGTGGCCTTCGGCATTCCTCAGACGCTGAGTGACCTGAGACAGCATCGTCTCAAGGCCGGAGATCTTGTCCAGCAGAGCCTGGTCACCCGTTGGCGCGGCGTCACCACCCTTGGTTGCGTCGGCCGTATCAGCAGTGTGATTTCCGGCGGGCGCGCGGGAGGTGGATGCGGGAGCGAGTGCGTCGTCTGCAGGAGGCTCAGCATCAGCACCCGGCGCGCGGCCGAACTCTTCTGCGTCGAGCTGTTCCCAGATCTTCTTTGCGTCTTCCTGACTGGTCGTTCCTTGTACTTGCATTTTGATGTCGTCTCACTTCGGTGAAGGTCACTGTGGACCTTGTTCGTCGACGCCGGCTAATTCGTCGGGGTCGACTGCTGGACTCAGGCTGGCTCTTTCGGCCAGGCTGAGAATGCGCTTGACTTCGCTGATCCCACCGCGGATCAGCGCTGTCTTTTCCGGGCCGAAGGACGGTGAGTCGTTCAGCTCACGAAGCTCCTCGAGGCGCTCCTCAAGGGTCTGCGTCAGCCGCTTCCATGTCTGTGACCGGAAGTCCTCTGCCTTCAACAATCGGGGCTCCAAAGAAAAAACGGCGCCCGTTGCGGGGCGCCGTATGAAGATGGCATCTGACATGGGCAGCAATCGCGAAGACACTGACCCGGGGCGGAATATAGCATTGTGATTGCCCGGGCGCAAGGGGGCTCACCGGCCCATCAGGCGACCCATGTTGACAATGAAGCCGCCAGGCGGGGGAGGCTGCGGCGCAGGGGGCGGCGGGGGCGCAAGAGGCTTGCCAAAGTACTGGCCGAAGAAGTTGCCAGGGTACTGGCCTTGATAGCCCATTCAGTCCTCACGTTGGATCTACCGAGGTGACGTTGCGAGAGCCTGAAGTGTAGGTGGCCTCCACCCGGTCCACGGTGCCGTCTTGGGACTTGAAAACCATGGTTGAACCCTCGAGGCCGGTGGCATCGCCCGCGTTGACGGCCAGCAGGATGCGCAGCACGTCGCGCAGCGTGAGGCCGCCCTCGACCACGCCCAGCAGTGGGTCGGCTGCGGCGCCTGCGCTGTTGAGCAGCTCGCCCATGGAGCCGGGGGTGTTGTAGGCGCTGGCCAGGGCTTGCCAGACTGCGGCCGACAGAGACTGCGGGCTGAGTTCGGTGAACGGGGTGATGTCGCCGCTCAAATTTCCCGTCGCCCTGACCGTGGCGCTGTTTGAGAACTGGACCAGAGCAGCACCCACGGCGTCGACGATGGCGCCAAGCGTGGCGTTGTTGACCGTGATCGAGAAGGACGTGCTGCCAGATGCGGACAGGGCACCGGCCAAGTTGCCTGCAAGGTTGAACGTGATCGACGTGGAGCCGACCGCCGAGACGATCAGTTGCCCGTCTGCCGGGTTGACAGTAATCGTGACCGTCGAGTCGCCGCTGATGTTGACGCCAGCCGCGAGGTTCAGCGCACCCGGCGTGACCGTCACCACCAGATTGGTGAACGACGACATCGCCCCAGGCTTATAGGGCAGCACCCACGACGATGGCGCCAAGTGCCCGGAGGGGACGCCTGCCAGCTTGGACGGGATGCCCTCGCCCACGGACTGGTTCATCCGGTCACCACGCCTCCACATGGAACGGAAAGTTCCAGGCGAGCCGCCGATCAGGCGCAGGGGTAGCTGCGCCAGGAGCGTGGTGTTTGTCTTGAGAGCCATGCCCGATCAGCCCCAGCCGACCTCGACCGCGCCGTAGAAGTTGGTGGCCGCCGCCGTAGCCGCGCCCGCAAAGTAAAGCCACGTGAGGCAGGCACCGTCCATTACCCGAGGAAGGCTCGGCAGTTGGTTGAGCAGATCCCGCTCAGCAGCGACGGATGCGGTAGTCAGTGGCAGCGTCAGCAGCGGGCGGGCAAGGCACAGCGCCCCGGTGCCGGTGTTAGCGGCAGAGAACGTGACCGTCGCCACGGTAGACACGCCCGTGTCACCCGATGCCAAAGGCAAAAAGGGGCCGTAATTATTTGACGCAGAACCGGAATGCGAAATGTGCCCCACGATGGCCGAGGCTGTCATGGCCACCGTGACCGGCAGCGCCCTGCCCGAGGTGGGCGTGGTGTTGGAGTAGGAGAGCGAGATGTTCTGCGCCGTTGCACCGCTCACGGCTGTCTGCACCCAGAACAGGCGGCATCCTGCGCCGTTGGTGTAGCGCAGAGTGGGCGTGCCCGTGAGGGTTTGTGCCGTGGCCGAGTTGTTCGTGATACCGGGCCAGTAGCCCTGCAAGTCCACCAGCATCAACTGCGCCGGGACACCCGTGGCCACGCCAGTGAGTGCATTGACGTTCAAAACGTGCTTGGTGTCTGGGCTGACGTTGCCGCCATGCGGCAGGCCGAAGATTTGCGTGCCGTTGCCAGTCAATTCGTCGCAGGTTCTCCACGCCAGTGCAGTGCCCGCAAAGGCATTTGCTACGGGAGTACCGGCCAGTCCGCTGAAGTCATACCAACGAGCGGCGGTGTAAGTAGTGCCGCCCGTGATCTTGTTCCAGTCGGTGCGGTTGAACTTGCCGCTCGTGATTTCGTTGACCAGATCGTCCATTGAAGAAAATGGCATGGTGATTCCTTAGGTCCAGATGAATTGCGCCTGCCCGATGATCGGCCCCAAAGCGCCGGTGTTGGTGGACAGGTTGTAGATGTAGTTGAGGTATGCACCTTCGTAGATGCGTGGCAACGCAGCCTGTTCACGCAAGAAGTTTTTTTCAACCGTAGAAGCAAGCTCGTTCAGTGCTAGGTTGAAGAGTGGCTTGACCAGCACCAGCACGGCGAAAGCGCCTATACCTCCCGCGAGTTGAACTGACTGCACAGACCGCACGCCCCGGTCACCATTCGCTAACGGTACAAACGGGCCCATAGCATTTACACCGCCTGGGTGTCCTGAGCCGTTCACACCGATAGAGCCCGAGACGCGAATCTGAGAAACAGTGGTTTTGGCAACACCGTCTTGGTTGGTGTAGTTCACCGTTATTGAGTTGCCAGCCCCACTGCCCGGCGTTTGGCTGAAGAAAGCCATGCGCACGCCTTCGCCATCCGTGTAACGTGGCAACGACACCGGGTTTTCCAGAATCTGCTCATCCACGCTGTCGCAGTCGATGTACGGGTAGAACATCAAGTAGTCGAGAAAATAGACCGAAGGAAAAAACCCGGCCGTTCCGGCTTGCGTCAAGGACACAGACAGCAGATACCGTTCTTGCGTAGGCAACGTCGGCCCGGTGTAAATGCCCTGATTGCGCTGGCCGATGAGTTGCGTGGCCTCTAGCGCGGTGCCCAGGTATGGGTTATAGACGGGCGGGCCTGAACTGCCAATGGAGGCGTCCCCAAATAAGTTGCTGGTGCCAAAAGAACCCGGCACGCCAGTGCGGAAAAAATGCTGTGTGTGATGCCGCCCTTGCTGGACGGCATCTGCCACCTCGGCAACGGACCTAAACGGCATCAGGGTCCTCCAGCGAAGCCCACTCCACTTCGTCGGGTGACCACTCCACGCCCCCGTCAGGATGCTCCGAGCAGGCCGACAGCTCGGTGTCGGCCAGCGTCAGCAGCTCACGGCAGTGGGCGCAGCGGTACACCACATCAGTCCACCGTGGCTGTCATGGCACCAGCAGCGAACTGCGGCTGGATGCCGTTGCTGATGGACAGGCTGGCGTTCAGCGCGCCCTTCAGCAGCAGGTTGCCGGTGCCCGTGGAGTCCGTGCCGATGCCGAAGTGCGTGGCCGTGGCGGTGCCGCCCGTGCACTGGCCGAACTGCACGAGGGCGGTGTTGGCGATGGTGGAGGTTGTCCGCGTCCAGCCGCCTGCGGTGCGGGCCACACCCACGCGGGCGTAGCCGGTGTAGCTGATCTCGTTGGTACTCTGGTTGCCCGCCTCTCCAGGGTCTGCGCTGTGCAGGCTGATGTGGAACGAGCCTGCCGTGGCCGAGTTCTGCAGGCCAGCAGCGTCCCCGATATTGGCCCAGTCAGTGTTGAGAAACAAGAGGTCGAGGAGTGCCGCTTCGGCGGCGTTGGTCATTGACATGGTCTGTCCCCTTTCAGATCATCGACTTTAGAGCCGCAATCTTCTGCTCGTACTCGAAGCGCAGCTTCTCGGCAGCGGCCTGCAAGTTGCGAGCGCTGGCCAGCTCGCTGTCGGCCTGCGCCTCGCGCATGTCGGCCTCGGTAGAGCGCTTGACGTTGGCCGCGGCATCAGACTCGACCTTGGCCTTGGCAGCAGCCAGCGCCTCGCGCTCGCCAGCCATCCAATTATCAAACTTTTCGCGCTCGGCCTTCGTCGCAGCGCGCACGGCATCGGCGTCGGCAGATGCCTGCGCAGCGCGTGCAGACTCCTCGCGTGCCTTGGCCAGAGCAGCGTTGGCATCGGCCGCGGCGAGCTGAGCAGCCGCGTTGGTGGCGTCGGCCTCGGCCTTAGCCCCGCGAGCTGCTGCAGCCTCAGCGGCCGCCGCATCCTGCGCAGACTTGATCTGGTCGAGCACTGCCTTGAGCTTGCTCGGCTCTTTGGCCATCTCGAGGAAGGCCAGGAGGTTTGCCGCGGTGTCGACCGCCACGGCAGAGGGGGTGATGTTGATGTTCATGGGGGCTCCGTTAGGTAGTGGAAATGACCGCGATCTTCAGGCCAGGGCGAACGCCCAGGTATTCGGTGCCGCCAGCACCGATTCTCATCGACGTGGAGGCTGCCGTGGGGCTTGCGCCGATGGCGATGCGGCATGCCACATCGGCGTGCAGACGCACGAAACGAGTCGTGTCGGAGAGAGCGGAAGACTGGACCGACGAGGCGCCGATG